CGGCGACCACCCTGACGAGCAGTGGTGCCACGGCTGCGGCTTCTACGTCTGCGAGGGCTGCGACGTCTCCGCGGGCGGCACCAGCGGGCCGGGGCACGACGTCATGGAGCACCGCACCGATCCGGACACCGGCGACCTCGTCGAGGACTGATGCGCCGCGTCGATCTCGTCACGGCCGACGGCGTGGAGCTGGTGGGCTGGGTCCCGGACGCCGTGCCCGACGGCGCCGCGGTCGTGACGGCGGTGGACCCGCGGGACCAGCAGCGGGACGGTGCCGCGCCGTTGCACCGGTTCTACGTCCGGGACCGGGACACCGGCATCTACTGGCAGCAGCCGGTGTATGAACTGCTGGGCACCCCGGAGATCCCCACGTGACGAAGGCCGTCCAGCAGAAGCCCCGATGGATCTCGTACGAGCCGCTGGCGAAGCTGCGGCCGGCGAAGACCAACCCGAAGCAGCACGACGACGAGGCGATCACCACGTCCATCGCGCGCTTCGGGTTCGTCGAGCCGATGGCGCTGGACGAGCGCACCGGGCGCCTCGTCGCCGGGCACGGGCGGCTGAAGCAGCTGCGCGCGCTGTTCAAGGAGGACCCCGCGCGGCCGCCCGGCGGCGTGCAGCTGCGGAAGCGCGGCAGCCGCGTCGTCGAGTGGCTGGTGCCGGTGCTGCGCGGGTGGCGGTCGAAGAGCGACCACGAGGCCGCCGCGTACCTCGTGGCCAGCAACCGGACCACCGAGCTGGGCGGGTGGGACGACGAGGCGCTGGTGGCGATGCTCACCTCGTTCCCGGAGGACCTGCTGCAGGCGTCGGGGTACGACGTCGACAGCCTGAGCGCGCTGGTGGGCCCGGTGACGTCGGACGACGCCGACGCGCAGCAGCCGGTGCAGCGCGACACGTGGGTCAAGCGCGGGCAGCTGTTCCGCCTCGGCGACCACCGCCTGCTGTGCGGAGACTCGACGGACGCGGCCGACGTCGCGCGGCTGATGGACGGCGACCTCGCGTCGATGGTCTGCACCGATCCGCCGTACGGCGTGGACTACGGCGACGATGCCCACAAGATCGCCAACGACGGAGCCGGCGGCGAGAAGCTGAGGCGCTTCCTCGCGTCGGCGTTCCAGTGCGCCACGGCCCACGCGCTGCGTCCGGATGCTGCGTGGTACCTGTGGCACGCGAACCTGATGGAGGCGATCGTCACGGCGGCGGCCGCTGGGGACGCGGGCGTGACGTTCCACCGGCAGATCGTCTGGGTGAAGACGCAGCTGATCCTCGGTCGCGGCCAGTACCACTGGCGCCACGAGTGCTGCTTCTTCGGGTGGGGCAAGAAGCAGCCGCCCGACTACGGCCGCGGCAACGGCGAGCGCGACCAGACGACGGTGTGGGAGATGCCGGGCGTCACCGTCGCCGAGCGCAGCGAGTTCGACCACCCGACGCCCAAGCCCGTCGGCCTGTTTGAGATCCCGCTGGTGAAGCACCTGAAGCCGGGAGAGGTCAGCTACGAGCCCTTTGCCGGCAGCGGGCCCCAGTTCATCGCGGCCGAGCGGACGAAGCGCCGGTGCTACGGGTTGGAGCTGGAGCCGCGGTACGTGCAGGCGATCGTCGAGCGGTGGGAGCGCTTCACCGGGAAGACGCACGAGGTCCTGCCGTGAGCGCGTACGGCTGGCGGTGGACGAAGCGGCGTTACCCGGCGTGGCTGCGCGAGGCCCGTGCCCGTCGACGCGCGGCGCGCCGGGCGCAGTGGCGCCGCCGGCTCTTGAACTGGGCCGCCGACGTGGCGGAGCGCGTCCTCGGGACCGTCGCGTACTTCTGGTGGCGGGTGTCGCGGTGAGGCCGCTGCTGATCGGCGAGGCCCCGGCTGCGACGACGCCGGCCGGGTGGCCGCCGTTCTACGGGCGCGAGCGGTCCGCCGGTCGGCTGTGGGATCTCGGCTTCCGGGTGACGCGCCGCTGCACCGTGGCCGGGACCGTCGACGCCGGGCCGGGCAACTGCGACGCGATCAACCTGATCCCCGAGTTCCCGGGGTCGCGCTGGCCGTTGGCGCAGGCGAGAGAGCTGGCGCTCGGACTCCGGTTCGGCGGGCAGCTGAAGCACCGCACGTGCGTGATCCTCGTGGGCCGCAAGGTCGCCCGCGCCTTCGGCGTCCTCGAGAGCCGGGACTGGTTCGAGTGGTTCAGCCTCGACCTCCCGGCGCAGCGCTTCGCGGTGATGCCGCACCCGTCGGGGCTCAATCACTGGTGGAACAAGCCGGCCCACGTCGAGCAGGCGCGGAAGTTCGTGCGGGAGCTGATCGGGTGAGCGCGACGAACGAGCAGAGCCAGTACGGCGACAAGGCGAAGGGCTTCACCGAGTGGGCCACGTGCGGCCGCTGCGGCGTGAAGGACCGCGTGCCCGAGATGGCGCCCGGCGTCGTCGACGGCGTGACGAAGTACGTCCACCGCACCGACCACGCGCGGTGCGCGGAGTGGAAGAGACAACGCGAGGAGGCACGGTGAAGGTTCTCTGTCGGGACATGGTCGGGAAGCGGGTGCGGCTGCTGCGCGCGATGCGGACGCGCGGCGGGACGAAGTTCCGCGAGGGTCAGCTGATGGACGTCGTCTCCACGCACCGCGGCCGCTTCGAGCTGCGGACCATCCGGCCGAGCTACAAGCCCGGGTCGCCGACGGTGCGCAAGGGGATCCGCGCGGTGGACGCGTCGGCGTTCGAGGTGGTGCGGTGAGCCGCATCAAGAAGGCGCTGCTCGGACGCGGCATGCAGTGCGAGGGCTACACGCTCGGCCTGCTGCGCGGCTCGCGGTTCTGCGACAAGGGGACCGCGAAGGCCGTGGGCAACATCATGCTGGAGATGGAGGCGCGCGGGATCCTGCTCACCGCGGCCGCGTTCGACCACGGGCGCTTCTGCCTGCTCGACAACGACCGCCACGAGTTCCGGCTGTGCGCCCCGGGGACCTGCATGTTCTGCGACGCCGAGCGCGCGCACGAGGTCCGCGTCTGATGGACGTCGACCTGTACGCCGCGATCGTCACGCGCTCGGGCGGCCGCTGCGAGTGCGGCTGCGGCGCGCGCATCCCGGCGGGCGAGCTGGACCACTTCTTCGGCCGGGCGAAGGCGGAGGAGAACGCGGGCAACTGCTGGCTGCTCACGCCGACGTGCCACTTCCAGAAGACGAACAACGCGCCCAGCTCGCGGGAGTGGCTGACCCGCTTCATCGCGTTCGCCGACCGCCACGGGTACGCCGAGGCGAAGCAGCGCGCGGAGGCGAAGCGCGAGTACCTGAAGGCGAAGCACGACCTGACCGCGGACATGCGGCGGAGGGCTGGCACGTGAAGATCAAGGTCGCCCCGTTTACCCCGGTTGACAGCACGGACGAGGAGCTGCGCGCGTGGCAGGTGTGCCGCATGCTGGAGACGCTGGCGATCGCCGCGGTGCGCATGCGTGAAGGCGCCCTCGACTACGTCAACGACCCGTGGGCTGGGCGGCCGTACCTGAGCGCGCCGACCGCGTGCGCGTACGACCCCTACTGCCCGCGGAGGCCCAAGTGATCGGCGTGGTCGCGGCCGCGCTGGTGCTCGCCGGCGTCCTCACGTTCGCGGTGGGCGAGAAGCTCCGACGGACGCAGGCGCAGCTCGACCGCGCCCGCGAGCGCCTCTCGGACCTGTCGATCGCTTGCAGCTACCTGATCGGCGCGGTCAACGAGGCGTCGTGCCCGGTGGGCGACGAGTGCGACGAGCGGGGCCCGTGCGAGATGCACAACTGCGCCCGGTCCGCCCAGTGGTGGGTCCGCGACGTCGAGGACGGACGGGACGCCGCGCGCTCAAGGGCTTGAATTTTCTAACGGCGCCGTCGTCAGCTGGGCCATGCGCCTCGCCCTCCTCGCCCTCCTCCTCGCCGGCTGCGGCACCCCGGGCGAGGCCGTGTCCCCCGGCGTCGAGATGCTGCGGCTGCCGGTGAGCGAGCACCGCGAGGGCGTCGTCTGCAACACGTTCCTCGAATGGAGCTGGTGCGGCCCGGACGGCCACCGGATGCGCTGCGGCTGCGCCCTCGACGACCCGCTGCCCCTTGGCGAGTGCCGGGCCACGTGGCGCGAGCACTTCGACCAGCCCTGCCGGCGGTAGTCAGCGACCGACCGCGGGCCGCGTCAGCCGTCGCGGGTGGCCCGGCATGCCGCGGCTTACACGCCCCGGGGGTTCGCCCCCACCAGACTGCGGCTCTGACCAACTCGTGCCGCGGCGACTCGGGCCACCCAGCAGCACGGGGACGTAGCTCAACTGGAAGCAGCGCTCGGCTCTGACCCGAGAGGTTGAAGGTTCGAACCCTTCCGTCCCTGCTACATGGCGGCTGGCCCGGAGACGGGCGAAGGCGGGGCACCCGGGACCCGCTGACCGAAAGGCAGCCGTCGCCACCTCGTAGCCGGCGCCCGCGCACCGCGGTAGGGTTCGCCCGTGGCTCGGAGAACGACGACGACGAAGAGGCGCCGGGTTCGGCGGAAGAGGGCGGCTGCCGTCGCACCGGCGCCCGCCCCGGCCGCGCCAAGGCCTGCCATCCCCACCACGACCATCCCGGGTCGCCGGACGCACCTGAACTTCGCGCTCGCGAAGGAGATCGCCGACCGGGTGGCCAACTGCGCCTCGCTGAAGGACGCCTTCCTCCTGTCGGGAGTCCTCGAAAACACTGGGCTTGGCTGGCTGCGGAAGGGCCGCGCCGGCGAGAAGGCCACCGGGGACGATCCCGAGATCTATCTCACGTTCGTCAACCTGATCGACGAGGCCGACGCGCGCTTCCGCACGCACGCGAAGCTGGCCATCCGCCGCGCCGGCGTGGGCACCGACAAGAAGCCCGGGGACTGGAAGGCGATGCAGGCGCTGGGCGCGATGCGGTTCCCGGAGGAGTTCGTCCCGCAGGTGCGCGTGCACGTGGAGGGTCAGCTCGACGCCGTGCTCGACCGGTTGGCGGAGGAGTTCAAGGATGATCCGAAAGGCTACGAGCGCGCTCTACATGCCCTCGCTGGCGGAGCGCGCGCAGCTCCGGCTCCAGAAGCTGCGGGTGGCCCGGACGGACGAGACGCTGCGGGTGGCGGTGAAGCCGTTCAGCCCGCACCTGCCGCACCCGAAGCAGAGGGCGTTCCTCGAACTTGACGCGCAGGAGGCGTGCTTCGGCGGCGCCGCTGGGTCCGGGAAGTCCGACGCGCTGCTGATGTCGGCGCTCCAGTACGTGGACCGGCCCACGTACTCGGCGCTGCTGATGCGGCGGCACGAGGTCGACCTCTTCAAGTCGAAGGCGATCGGCGACCGAGCGCGCGAGTGGTTCGCCGGCACCGCGGCCAAGTGGGACGCGAAGCTGCTGGGCTACCGGTTCCCGTCGTACGACTCGAACCCCGGCGCGACCATCTCGTTCGGCCACCTCACGAACGAGACGGAGAAGGAGCAGGGCAAGTGGAAGGGCCCCGAGTTCCACTTCATCGGCATCGAGGAGCTGACCGAGTGGGCGCTGGGGAACTACGTCTTCATGTTCAGCCGCCTGCGGTCGACCGATCCGGCGATCCCCACGCGCATGCGGTCGAACACGAACCCGGGCGGCCCGGGTCACGAGTGGGTGAAGGACCGCTTCGTCACGCACGCGCGGCAGGTCGGCACCGGCCGGCCGTACAACGAGTGGCGCACCGGGGACCGCGCGGGCTCGCCGTACTTCGTCTCGCCGCCATCGTCGCAGGTCGTCGAGCTTGCCCGGCGCCTCGGCGTCGTCGCGCAGGGTTCGTACTTCGTCCCGGCGTTCGCGGCCGACAACCTGTCGCTGAACCAGCACGAGTACCGGATGAACCTCGCGCTCCTCGACCCCACCGAGTTCGCGTGGTTCGCCGAGGGCGACTGGGACGCCGAGCGCAGCGGGGAGATCTTCCAGCGCGGCTGGTTCGTGAACTACCTCGACGAGGCGCCCCCGGGCCTGCACTGGCAGCGCTACTGGGACCTCGCCGGAACGGACCCGAACGCGCCCGAGGCGAAGACGAAGGACCCAGCATGGACCGCCGGCGCGCTGGAGGCGCTCCAGACCGACGCGGCCGGCAACGTGCGGCTGATCATCGCCGACGTTCGCCGCGACCGCCTCGGGCCCGGCGACGTCGACAAGTTCGTCCTCGCGACCGCGGAGGAGGACGGCAAGGGCGTCGACGTCGTCATCGAGCAGGAGCCGGGGTCGGCCGGCGGGTCGGTCATCTTCGGCTACCAGCGGAACACGCTGCTGGGGTGGAACGTCGAGGGCGACCACAAGACGGGCAGCAAGGAGGAGATGTGGCGGCCGCTCGCGGGCCTCGCGAAGACCGGCGGCGTGTGGCTCGTCCGCGGGCCGTGGAACGCCGGCTTCATCTCGGAGCTGGTCGGGCTCCCGGCCGGCAAGAAGGATCAGGCCGACTGCGCGTCCGGCGGGTACGCGTGGCTGCTGAAGAAGCGGGGCAGCCGGTTCAGGACCGACGACATCGCGGTCAACCCGGACGAGGGCGCGCGCCCGTCGGAGTGGCGTTCGGAGTAGGGTGCGCGCATGGCCCCGACTCCGATCGAGACGAAGCCCCGATACTTCGGCACCAAGGCCGCGCAGCAGACGGTTCGCAAGGGCAGCACCCTCGTGAGCGGATGGTGCGACACGTGCCGGCGCACCGGGGCGTGCGAGCACATCCAGATCGCCGCGGACGTGACGCCCGGTCCTCGGCCGCTGCCCTTGCCGCCCAGCGTGCTGCCGGCCGTCGACCGAGCGCTCGTGTTCGGGCTCGTCATCGGCACGTCGGTGGGCTTCTGGCTCGGCGCGCTCGCCTACCACCTCTTCGCCCGGAGCTGACCCATGGCTTGGTACGACCCCTCCAGCTGGTTCGAGAAGGCTGCGCCGTTGCCCGAGCCCGAACCGACCCCGCCCGCGCTGCCGGCGTCCACCGCGGCGCCCGTGCCCGTCGAGTCGCCGCTGGTCGCGATCGGCACCACCGGCCTCAAGCGGTCCGGCGGCTACGTCTACGAGGAGCTGCTCCAGAAGCTCGCGGGCGAGCGCGCGGCGCGGGTCTTCCGCGAGATGGGGGACAACGACGCGGTCTGCGGCGCGATCCTCTACATCATCGAGATGCTGATGCGGCAGGCGCAGTGGCGCACCGAGCCGGCCAACGAGTCCGCGCGCGCGAAGGAGGCCGCCGCGCTGTGGGACGAGATCACCGAGGACATGGCCCACACGTGGGACGACTTCCTCTCCGAGGTCGTGTCGATGGTCCAGTACGGCTGGGCGTACTTCGAGATCGTCCTGAAGAAGCGCGACGGCTGCGCGTCCCGCTACAACGACGGCCGCATCGGCATCGGCAAGCTGTCCATCCGCTCGCAGGACTCGCTGCAGCGGTGGGAGTTCGCCGACGACGGCGAGGTCCTCGGGATGCACCAGATGGACATGTTCGCCGGCAAGGGGCCGGTGTTCATCCCGATGAACCGGTCGCTGCTGTTCCGCACGACGTCGCGGAAGAACAACCCCGAGGGCCGGTCGCTGCTGCGCAGCGCTTACCGGTCGTGGTGGTTCTGCAAGCGGCTTCAGGAGATCGAGGCGATCGGCATCGAGCGCGACCTCACCGGCCTGCCGGTCATCGAGCTGCCGCCGGACCTCATGTCCGCGAACCCGACGCCGCAGCAGCGCGCCCTGCGGACGGACTTCGAGAAGAAGGTCCAGCAGATCCGCCGCGACGAGCGGGACGGCGTGATCATGCCGTCGGCGACGAACCCGGACGGCAAGCCCACGGGCTACAAGCTGTCGCTGCTCTCGACGGGCGGCACGCGCGCCATCGACCCGAGCAAGGCGATCGTCCGGTACGAGCAGCGCATCGCGATGACCCTGCTGGCCGAGTTCCTGTTCCTCGGGATGCAGGACGTCGGCGCCCGCGCGCTGGCCGACTCGAAGGTGACCACGTTCGGCACCGCGCTCGCCGGCCTGATGGAGGGGATCGCCTCGGTGGTCAACCGGAAGCTCGTCCCTCACGTGATGGCGCTCAACGGCTTCTCCATCGGCGAGTGCCCGAAGGTGGTGGTGGGCGAGATCGACGCGCCGGACCTGAAGGCCATCGCCGAGCTGATCAATAAGCTGGTGGGCGTCGGCGTGCTCACCCCGGACGACGCGCTGGAGCGGAAGATCCGCGAGATGGCCAAGCTGCCCGAGCTGGTGCACGAGGACGCCGAGCGTCACGTGCCGGGCAAGCCGGTCGCCACCATCGACGCCCCGGCGGCCGCCGCGGTCCCGGCCGACCCGAACGCGCCGGCCACGCCTGCCGCCACCGCGGCGCGGGACGTGTCCGACGTCGCCCTCAACGGCGCGCAGGTCACCGCGGCGCAGGCGATCGTCGAGTCGGTCGCGTACGGCAGCCTGCCGCGCGACACCGGGATCCGGATGCTCGTGACGTTCTTCGGCATCCCGCAGAAGCGGGCCGAGGAACTGATGGGCACCGTCGGCAACGGCTTCGTCCCCACCGGGCCCGCGCCGGGGCGCTGATGCCGTACGTCGTCGCCAAGGCGGAGCGGCCGCCCGACCCGTTCGAGCGGGCGGTGCGAGAGGCGACGGTCGACGCCGCGCGGAAGGCGCGCGCGCTGTACGACGTCACGCACTACGAGCAGGCGCTGCACCAGCGGAACGCGTGGGCGATGACGTCCGACTTCCGCTGGCGCCGCATCGACTGGGAACTCGAGGACCGCTACGCGGCCGCGCTCGCCGACCTGATGCAGGGCCACGGCGACGCGGCGCTCGGGCAGCTCGCCGCACCCAAGGCCGAGCTGCGCGGGGCGTTCAACCTGCGCAACGCCTTCTCCGAGGACTTCATCCGCCGCCGCGGCGCCGAGATGGTGCAGGGCGTGACGGCCCGGGCGCGCGCCGACATCCGCGAGGCCGTCGAGGCGGGCATGGTGCGGGGCGTCCCGGTGCGGCAGACCGCCCGGACGATCCGCGAGAGCATCGGGCTGGACCCCCGCCAGCGTCGTGCGGTGCGCGGGCTCGTGGACCAGCTGTCGGCGCAGGGCAAGACCGACGACGAGATCGAGGCGGCCGCGCAGCATTACGGCGACCGGCTGATCGCGCGCCGGGCGGAGACGATCGCGCGGACGGAGACGATGGCCGCGAGCAATCAGGGCGTGCTCGACAGCTGGCGGCAGGCCCGCGGCGCCGGGCTCGTCCCGAGCGACATGCTGAAGACGTGGATCGCCGCCGAGGGTTCCGACCGGACCTGCCCCATCTGCCTCGGGCTCGCCGGCCAGCAGGTGCCGGTCGACGACGTCTTCTTCTCGGAGGAGCTGCAGCAGGAGTTCGAGCGGCCGCCCGCGCACCCCAACTGCCGCTGCACCATGGGCCTCGTCCGTCCGTGATTCAGGCGGAGGTGCTGCCCGCGCCGCTGCCCTACCGCGAGTGCGTCCACCGACGGGACGCCGCCGAGTGCGCCCGCTGCTTCCGCGCCGCTCGGATGCCGTGGGAGGATGCGCCGCATGCGAACCGCGCTGCTCGTCGTCGTTGGGACTCTGATCCTGTCGTCGTGCGACTCGTGCCTGCCTGAGAGCTTCCGCGCGACCCCGGCCGCGGGGTTCCGTCGGATGGCCGCGGCCCGGCACCAGCAGTGCGTGTGGGAGCACGACTGCTCGCACGTGAAGCAGTGCCACGACGAGAGCGAGGCCTTCTGTCTCGACGCGGGCTACCCGAAGACCTGTGGCAACGCGGAGATCGAGGGCAGCTGCGGCGACAAGCTGCCCGGCCGCCGCTGATCAGGTAGCGCAATGGATGCGGCCCGGCGTACCTTCTGGGCGTGCCGCTCGGGACCATCCAGATCGCCTCCACGCCGACGACGATTCAGATCGTCCGGCCGACCGCCGCGAACAACGCCTTCATCGAGGCGCAGTTCGTCAACGACGACCCGTCGCAGACGATCGACGTCACGCTGACGAAGACGTTCTTCGCCGGCGTCGAGGCGAACGTGTCTGACAACCAGTTCACCGGCATCCTCCCCGGGGAGTGCCGCGTGGGCCGCGTCGAGTACCCCGGACGCGGCGCGGAGTTCACCTTCAAGGGGCAGGCGAGCGGAGCCGGGAACGCCACCCTGCGCTACTGGATCAGCACGTGATCGCCCTCGTCGTCGCCCTCGTCGTCGCCCAGCCCGTCACCACCACGCGCGTCGGGACGAAGGTCGGGCAAGACACGTACTGCCTGAACTGCGCCGGCGGAGGCGGCGGCACGGGCGGCACCGTCGTGCAGGGCGTCGGCATCGACGGCGGGCAGGCGTGGAACGTCAACGGCGACGTGACGGCGCGGCAGGGCCTCGCGCGGGACGGCGGCGTCGACTGGCCGACGCAGGCGAAGGTGTGGGACGGCGTCGACTCGCTCGACGTCACCGCGGCCGGCGCGGCGAAGGTCGACGGCAGCGGCGTCACCCAGCCGGTCAGCGCCGCCTCCCTCCCGCTCCCCACCGGCGCCAGCACCTCCGCGCTCCAGACGACGGGCAACAGCTCGCTCTCCAGCATCGACGGCAAGACGCCCGCGCTCGGGCAGGCGACGATGGCGAACAGCGAGCCGGTGGTGATCGCCTCGAACCAGAGCGCGGTCCCCATCAGCGGGACTGTCACCGCGAACGCCGGCAGCGGACCGTGGCCCGTGACGGACAACGGCGGGAGCCTCACGGTGGATGGCACCGTGGCCACCACGCAGTCCGGCACGTGGTCCGTGCGGCTGACCGACGGCGTCGACACCGCGGACGTCACGGCGGCCAGCCGGCTCGCGGTCGACGGTTCCGGCGTGACGCAGCCGATCAGCAACGCGAACCTCGACGCCGCCCTGTCCACGCTGCTGTCGAGCGGCACCTTCACGGCGCGCATCAACACGCAGGGTCAGAAGGCGATGTCCGCGAGCACGCCCGTCGTCATCGCGTCGGACCAGAGCGCGGTGCCGGCGAGCCAGTCGGGCACGTGGTCCGTGACGGCGACGCAGGCGACCGGGAGCAACCTCCACGTGGTCGTCGACACCGCCCCGACCACGACGGTCACCGGCACCGTGTCCACGACCGCGACTGGCGTGGCGTCCGCGACGACGTCGGCGAGCGCCACCACCGTCGGCCTGTCGAGCACGACGGTCCTCGCGTCGCAGGCGGGCCGGAAGGACTACACGATTCAGGCGGCGTCGACGAACACCGCCAGCTGCTACATCCGCCGCGGCGCCACCGCGACGACGTCGGACATCGAGCTGGTCCCGGGCGCGAGCTTCACGGACGACGGCGTGAACGTGTACACCGGCGCCGTCGACGCCATCTGCGGCGCGGCCGCGCAGTCCATCCGGGCGACCTCACTGTGACCGCGCTCCTGCTCAGCCTGCTGCTCTCCGGCGGCGTCACCATCCCGCCCGGCGTGAACGTCGTGGACGAGACGACCCCGCAGGGGCGCGTGCAGACGCTCACCTTCACCGGCGCCGGCGTCACGTGCGCGGGCGGCTCGGGCGCGGCAACGTGCTCCATCCCGGGCGGCGGGAGCGGCTCGGCCAACGTGGTCGCCGTCACGGTCGCCTTCGGGACCGGGCAGACCACGGCGTCGACGGTCGTCACCGGGCAGGCGTGGGTCACCAGTTCGAGCGTGATCGTCTGCACGCCCACGCTGCTCGCCGCGTCCGGCCGGGCGGAGGGCGCCGAGGACGCGATCATCGAGGGCATCAGCGGCGCGGTCCACACGCGCTCGGCCGGCGTCGGTTTCACGCTGACGGTGGGCAAGCCCGGGCCGGGCATGCTCTACGGCAGCTTCATCTTCCACTGCACGGGGTCATGATCATGCGCTTCGCTCTCCTCCTCTCGCTGCTCCCCGCCATCGCGCTCGCCGACGTCGGCGTGACCGACTCGGCCACCGGCGCTCGCGTCATCGGCAACCGGCTTCAGGTGTCGGCGAACCCGGACGGCGGTGTCAGCGAGGACCGCTTCGTCGACCAGTTCTCTCGCGGCACGCTGGTGCCCGAGCCGATCAGCAGCGCGCTCGCGACCTGCGCCTACTCGGTGCACTTCAACAACCAGAACGAAGGCGCCGCGCTCGACGCGCGCAACTACACGAGCGCGACGACGACGCAGACCATCACGCAAGCGAGCGGATTCATCACACTCAACGCTTCGGCCATCACCACACTCAGCACCGTCTCGCGCGTCGCCACGCATCGCGGCTTTCCCTACTTCGACGGCCAGCCACTCGTTGCCGTCTGGACCTTCAAACGCCCCACGGGTCAGGTCGGACAGGCGAACGAGACGGTCGAAATGGGACTCTTCAACGCGACCGGCACGACGGCCGCGACCGACGGCACGTTGCTGCGGTGGAATCCCAGCGGCGAGTTCCGCGCCGTGTCCATCTTCAACTCGACTGAGAGCCAGTCCGCCGCGCTGACGTCGCCCACGGCGAACACTACGCACACGGCCGCTGTCTTCCGTCGCGCGACGGGCACCGACTACTTCATTGACGGGACACTCGTGGCGACCGTGAACGACACGTCACAGGCCAACCCGTGGAGCACGCGAACCGTCTCGTTCTCGGCCCGCGTGATGAACAGCGCGAGCGCGCCGAGCACCGCGCCCCAGTTGCTCCTCGGGCCCGTCACCATCCTACGCTGCGGCGACGCCGACAAATCGTGGGGTGACAAGCTCGCAGCGGTCGGCCTGTCGAGCCTTCAGGCGCCGCTGACGCCGTTCGCACAGACGGCGAACCACGCGAACAGCACCAGCCCCACGTCGGCCACGTTGTCGAACACGGCGGCCGGGTACACGACGCTCGGCGGTCGCTGGCAGTTCGCGGCCCCGGCCGGCGCGGCGACTGACTTTGCCCTCTTCGGGTACACGGTTCCCGCCGGCTATCAGGCGTACATTACCGGCATCGCCATCAGCACGTGCAACACGGGCGCGGCGGTCGCGACGACGGCGACCATCCTTGACTGGAGCATCGCAATCGACTCGACGGCCGTGTCGCTCGCCACCGCTGACAGCTTCGGGCCGCCGTTCGTGACGATGGGGCCGCGTCGCGTCCCGCTCGGCATGCAAGGGTTTCAGGTGGCCGCTGGCATCGGCGCGTGCGCGCCCGACATTGTTCGCACGTTCTCCCCTCCGCTGGTCGCCGAGCCCGGCCGCTTCGTTCACGTGATCGTTCAGATCCCCGTCGGCACCGCGACCGCGTCGCAGGTCATCCGTGGCGACGTCACCGTGACCGGCTACTTCGAGTAGGGTCGGCGCATGGCCACCATGGACTCCCTGCCGCTGCTGTGGATCATCCTCGCCCTCGCCGCGGTGAACATGCTGCTGGCGGCGGCCGATCTCTACGTCGACCTCCGCCACGCCCGACCGCTGAAGCGACGCGCCGCCATCAAGCAGGCCGCCGAGCACGGCGTCGCGTACGCCGAGCAGATCACCCGGGCGTCCGCGACGGGCGGCCGCGTGGTGAAGGGCGCCGAGAAGTTCACCCACGCGCTCTCGGTCGCGCGTGACGAGCTGAAGTCCCTCGGCGTGAAGCACACCGATGCCGAGGTCGGACGGGCCATCGAGGTAGCGATCAGCGCGTCCAAGAAGTAGATCGCGCGCATGCCCATCGACCCGACGACGCTGGACCCCGCGACCCGCGGCAAGCTGCGCCACTTCCGCTACGGCCACCTGCCGGCGGAGATGCAGGCGAAGTCGAAGCCGTTCCACGACCTCGCCGAGTGGATGGTCGAGAACCTGCCGCAGAACCCGGAGCGCACGCTCGCGCTCCAGAAGCTGCTCGAAGCGAAAGACTGCGCCGTGCGGTCCGCGTTGCCGGAGTAGCCACCGGAAGACTCCGTGCTGTAGGGTCTGCCGGCAATGGTTGCACCCGCCCAGACTCTCAAGCTCGCGACCGTCACCAAGGGACGCTTGCCGCCCCGGGGCGGAGAGCGTGAGGTGCGCCTGTCGAAGGTCGACGACGCCAAGCAGATCGTCTACGGCGTCGTCCTCGATCCGTACATCGTCGACGCCCACGACGACTGGATCCCGCCGGCCGAGGTCGAGAAGACCGCGCACGACTACCTCGCCAGCTACCGGGCGGTGAAGGTCGAGCACGACAAGCCCGCGCTCGCGCACCCGGTCGAGTCCTTCCTGATGCCGTACCCGTCGGCCGAGGACTACAAGAAGGCGATGGGCAACGAGCCGCACCGCGTCTGGAAGTTCCCGCTCGGCGTGGACCACGTGCACAGCGGAGCGTGGGTGCTCGGGATGCGCGTGATGGACTCGGGCGTCTGGGCCGCGGTGAAGTCCGGCGAGCTGGGCGCGTTCAGCATCGGGGCGTGGGGGACGCGCGAGCCCATGGCGTCCGCGCCGCTGCTTCAGGTCGAAGTTCTCAGCATCGAGGTTCCGGCGTGACCACCATCCACCGGCTTCACGATCTCCAGACCGTCGAGGTCTCTCTCGTCGGGAAGGGAGCCAACCGCAAGCGCCACGCGCTTTTCAAACAGGAGCAGCCCATGAAGCCCACCGCCGAAGTGATGAAGGCCGCCGTCGTGTATTCCGTGATCAAGTCGTTCGCGGGCCCGATGAAGTCCATCGACGAGGTGAAGAAGGCCCTCGCCGACATGAAGGCCGACGCCCGGAAGAAGGTCATCGACGCGATCAAGCTGCTGGCGTCGGTCGGCCCCGACCTTGGCGACGGCGTGCTGAACGACTTCGTGTCGTCGCTCGGCGTCGAGTCGGCCGGCGACCTGCTCGCTGCGATGGAGGGTGGACCGGCGGAGACTCCGTCGTCTACGGTGACGGGCGAGGAGCCCACCCCCGAGGAGACGATGATGAACGCGGACGCGAACAAGTCGGAAGCGAAGCTGCCTGCCACCGCGCAGGCGCAGATCCAGAAGGCCGAGGCCGCGGCCGCCGCGGCGAACGCTGCCGTCGCGATCGAGAAGACCGAGCGCGCGAAGCTCGAGAAGGCGCTGGCCGTGGAGCGCGACGCGCGCCTCGACCGCGAGTTCCTCTCGAAGGCCGAGAAGCTCCCGGCGCTCGGGATGAAGTCGGCCGAGCTGGGCGCGCTGCTGAAGCGCCTGAGCGCGGTGGACGAGAAGCTCGCGAACGAGCTGATCGAGAAGGTGCTGGCGCCGGCGAACACGAAGGCGTCGAAGGTCGACGAGCTGCTGAAGGAGATCGGCCGCGCTCCGAAGGGCGAGGGCGACGGGCTGACCGCCGACGAGAAGATCCAGAAGGCGGCGGAGGAGCTGCGCAAGGCGAACCCGAAGCTCACCGCGGCGCAGGCCGAGGTCGAGGTCACGAAGGCGCACCCCGAGCTGTACGAGCAGAGCGAGGCCGAGCGGCGCGAGCGCGTCCGCAACGCGTAGCACCCAGACCGCGGGCGCACCGGGCGCCTCTACGGGTTCGAACCCCGCGCGGTCCCTAACCCGAAGGACGGAGCGACGACCATGAGCATCGAAATCCCGAACCTGTGCATCACGCTGGAGGCGGCCTCGGACCTCTCCGCGAAGCAGTACTACCTCGTCAAGGTGGACGCGAACGGCAAGGTCGACCTCGGCGGCGACAACGGCAACGTGATCGGCGTGCTCCAGAACAAGCCGACCGCGGGTCAGGCGGCCACCGTCTGCATCGGCGGCGTCTCGAAGTTCGTCGGCTCCGCGGCGATGGCGCCCGACACGATCGTTGCCTCGAACGCCGCGGGCAAGGGCAAGGCGGCGGCGGCGCTCGGCCCGACGCTCGGCGTGGTGCTGATCAACCCCGGGGCCGACGGGCAGATCGGCACGATGACCGTCCAGCGCGGCCACTTCGCCGTCAGCTAACCAGCTGACGACCTGACCCCCAGCCAGTTCCCAACCCTCACAGGAGAGCAACCCGATGAAGCCCACGCCGTCCGATGTCCACGTCAACCGGCCGCTGACCATGGTCAGCACGGCCTACATCCAGTCCGCGGTGAACTACGTCGCGGATCAGGTGTTCCCCCGCGTCCCGGTGCCGAACCAGTCGGACGTGTACTTTCAGTACTCGAAGGCCGACTTCATGCGCGACGAGATGAAGCTGCGCGCGCCGGCGACCGAGTCGGCGGGTGGCGGGTTCGACGTCTCGACCGCCAGCTACAACGCGCTGGTCTGGGCGCTCCACAAGGACATCGCGGATCAGGTGCGCGGCAACGCCGACGCGCCCCTGAACATGGACCGCGACACGACGGAGTACCTCACGCAGCAGGGCCTCATCCGCAAGGACCGGCTCTGGGCGTCGAACTACTTCACGACCGGCATCTGGACGGGTGACCAGACCGGCGTCGCGGCCGCGCCCGGCGCGAACCAGTTCCTGCAGTTCAACGACGCGAACTCGATCCCCGCGACGATCATCCACCAGCAGGCGACGGCCATCCTGCTGCGGACCGGGTTCCTGCCGAACAAGCTGGTGCTCGGCCGCGACGTCTACACGGCGCTGCAGGACAACCCGCAGATCATGGACCGCATCAAGTACACGCAGCGCGGGAACATCACCCCGGACCTGCTCGCGTCGGTCTTCGGGGTCGATCAGGTCCTCGTCGCGAACGCCATCTACAACACGGCGCTCGAAGGCGCGGCCGCGTCGATGGCCGCGGCGGTGAACAGCAAGGCGGCCCTGCTGGTGTACGCGAACCCGACTCCGTCGCTGATGCAGCCGTCGGGCGGCTACACGTTCAGCTGGACGGGCATGCCCGGCATGGGCGTCGACTCCCGGATCAAGAAGTTCCGGCTCGAACAGATCGCCGCCGACCGGGTGGAGATCGAGATGGCCTTCGCGCAGAAGCTCGTCTCGTCCGACGTCGGCGTGTTCCTGACCGCGGCCGTCGCGTAAGGCATACCCACTCGCACAGCGAGCAAGAGAGAGGGGCCGCCCGGGTTGTCTTGCCGGGCGGCCCTTCGCGCGTCTAGGGTCCGGTCTTCACCTTCACCCGGAGAACGACATGCCCCCGACCACGCCGACCGACGCCCCGAAGGACACGACCCCGCCGAAGGAGACGACGCCGAAGCTGACCCCGAAGGCGCAGCAGGCCGCCGCGAAGAAGGACGCGGAGCCGCGGTACAAGGCGGGCCGCGTGGTCCAGATCGCCGGCACGTCGTACGGCCCGGGTCAGCCGCTCCCCAACACGTTCACCCCGCACCAGCTGTTCGGCGTCGCGCCCGAGGACCAGCCGAAGGCGACGCCGATCGAGGAGATGGCGAACTTCGACCAGTGCATCGCGGACGGCACCATCGTCGAGATCGACGACGACCTCCCGAAGCAGCCGAACCTCAACGCCGAGGCGAAGGCCAAGGGCATCTAGGAGCTACCCCCGAGAAGGGCGGCTGGGTGGACGTGGCGGAGTCCGTCTCACCAGCGAGAGCCCGGCGATCGCAGTTGCAGGACGGTGCGGGCCGGAACCCGAACGCGGCAAGGGGAACTCGAACGGCCGCGACGTACAGCACCTCACCGCTCACCCGGGGCGGCGCTCAGGTCGGAAGGGCCGCCACCCTCCGGCCGATGCGAAAGTAGCGGCGGCGCGAGGTCGAGGTGTACCCTCCCGCGCCATGACCTCCCGACGCGTCACCATCTTCCTTGCGGTCCTCGCCGGCGCCGCGCTGCCGTTCGTCATCGCCGGATCTGGCCCCACCCCGCAGCCGACTCGCTCCACCCGGATCGAGGTCGCCGAGCCGAAGTACAAGGCCGGTCGCGTCGTCCAGATCGGCGGCACGACGTACAACCCCGGCGCGCCGCTGCCGAACACCTTCTCGCCACAGCACCTCTTCGGCGTCGACAAGCAGCCGGCGCCGATGCCGATCGAGGAGATGTCGAACTTCGAGGACTGCCTCGCGAACAAGACGATCGTCGGGATCGACGAGGCGCTGCCGGCGCAGCCCAACCCGCTCGCCGAGGCGAAGGCCAAGGGCATCTAGACCGAGCTGAGCAGAGAGGAAGCCCCGGTGCGTCGAGCGGCCGCCGGGGCTTTCGTTTGTCCCGCGGTGTGCGATCTGAGAGGCTGCGCGCCTCTCTCCACCGAGGTCCACCATGAAGAACCTGAAGCTGCTCTCGCTGCTTGTCGCCACCCTCGCCGCGCCCGCGATCGCCGGCTCCGGTCCCACCCCGCAGCCGTACGTGCCGACCACGAAGGCGGCGATGACTTGGTACATCTCGGGCGCCGGGTCGGACACGAACCCGTGCACGCAGGCGCTCCCGTGCCGGCAGATCAAGACGGCGATCGACAAGTTCCGCAACCTGCGCATCCGGCACCTGCAGACCATCGACATCGCCGCGGGGAACTACGACGGCTTCTCGCTGTCGGGCCTCGTGTTCGACCCGCTCGAAGCTGGGACGCCGTGCTGCGTCTACATCTACGGCGCGCGGGCCAACGCCACCGTCTCGCCCGGCACCGCGACCGGCACGCTGACCTCGGTCGTGACGGGGAACACGGGCACCGGCGTCTTCACCGAGTTCGTCGACTCTGCGCAGACGTGGACCGTGAACGCGCACGTCGGGAAGTGGGTGGAGATCCTCACCGGGACCGGCGTCGGGAATTTCTACCCGATCGAGTCGAACACGGCGACGGGCATCAAGATCCCCGCGGTGGCTGCCATCTCCGCCACCGGCGCGACGTACGCGATCCGCGACCTGACCTCGGTCATCACCGCGCCGGTGTTCATCCCGCAGAACCTCGCGAGCACCACGACCTTCCCGGCGCAGGGCACCGCCACGCAGGCTGGGATCTACATCGCCAACATCTCCGACCAGTTCGGCGGGTCGCACCTCCGGATCGAGATGCTCCGGGTGAACATGACGAACGCCGGCGTCATGCGCGACCTCCACATCTCGGGGTCGAACATCACGGCGCAGCTCGACCGCCTCGCTCTCGTGTCCGTCGGCGTGACCCCGACCTTCATCACCGGCCCGGGGCTGACGGCGCTCCGGTACGTCTTCATCGACAAGGCGCACGCGACCACCGGGATCACCACGTCGGCCGGCGCGAGCGTCACGGTGCTCAACTCGTACTTCAGGCTCGCGGCCACGTCGACCGCCGCGTTCAGCGCCAGTGGCGGCGGGACGCTCTCGATCTCGACCGCCAACCGATTCGACTGCGACGTCTTCGGGACGTGGGGAAATCCCAATGTGGTGTCGCTCAACGGTCTGATCAAGGTACCCGTCTCGTACAACAACGCCTTCCGCATGCGCGTCCTTCAGGGCGGCGCGCCCGGGGCGAGCACGTTGAACCTCAGCTCCGGCGCAAACCTCGAATTCACGGGGGGCTCTGACATCCTGTGGATGGAGGGAGCGCACTTTGCGAACGTCGAGGGGAACATCACCGGGACATGTACCGGGAACATCCTGAACGTCAGCCGCGGCGCGCGCGTGCGGTACAGCGCGACGTCGACGATCACCACGAACGGGACCGCCCCCGCCTTCATCAACGAGATCGCGCTCGACAGCGTCGGGTCGACGATCGCGGCGATGCGCGCGGCGAGCCCGAAGCTGGTGACCAACACCTACGGCTCCATCGTCTTCGAGTAGGCTCGTCGCATGGCGGTCGACCTCGTCGAGTGGCGCGTCCGGGTGGGCGGGGTGCTGAACCCCGCTGCCACTCCGTCCTTCCTCGTGTTCGCGACGCGGGCGGCGGTGTCGCTCGACCCGTCGCTGCGACCGTCGATCGTCAACCGGGGCCTCGGGAAGTTCATCTTCGTCCCGAGCGCGGCGCACCTCGCGGAGGGCTACGCCTACCTGATCGACAACGGGGCGGGCTCCGACGACCGCTACATCTTCGGCGCCGTGTACGGCGGGGCGGCGCTCCCGCTCGCGGCGTTCGGGTACTTCGACGGGGCAGGCGGCCTCTGGGCGGGCGGAGGGACGCCCGTCGTCGAGCCGGCGGACTACGTCACCGCGGCCGGCGTGGCGCGCACTCCGAACGCTCCGGTCGCGCAGTCGGGCTCAGCCTTCTGGTCGCTGTCCGCGACGCAGGGGGACATCGACGCGGGCGGCGTGACCTACGTCGTCACGTCTCCGCCCGGCGCGAGCCCCGACTCGTACGACGGCAGCTTCGTCGCCGACTACGGCTGGACGTACGACCCGAGCACGGACATCGGCAAGGTTCGCTTGCTGATCGGCGACACGAACAGCTCCGATAGGTTGCTGCTCGACTCCGAGATCCAGTTCTTCCTCGACCAGTCCTCCGGCGAGCTGTACGCCGCCGCGATCGCCGCGTGCTACGCGATCGCCGGGAAGTTCGCCCGGTCGGCCGACTTCACGAACCTGTCGCTGTCCGTGTCCGCATCGCAGCGCGCAGAGGCGTACCGGCAGCTCGCGAAGGACCTCGCCGCGCAGCTGGCTTCGGGCGCGACCGGAAGCGGCGGAGCGTCCATGTTCGTCGGCGGCGCCAGCATCAGCGGGAAGGAGTCGCTGTCGGAGGACTCCGACGCGGTGCAGCCCAGCTTCAGCATCGGTCAGGATGACGAGCCCGGAGCGAACACGGCCACGCCGTACATCCCCTCGCGCTGGGGTGGGTGATGGACCCCCAGCTGAAGGCCACCTGTCGGCAGACGATCTACGTCGCGCGCGCGTCGACCACGAACGGCTTCGGCGACGTGAGCTACGGGACGCCGGTCCCGATGCAGGCTCGGGTCGAGGACGACGTCGAGGACTCGGACGTCGGCAGCGAGGGCGTCGAGCGCCGCACGCGCAAGCGCATCATGACCGAGGGGCGGATCCTCACCACCGACCGGGTCTGGCTGCCGGGCGACTCACCCGCCACCGCGTCGCTCGGCCGGCAGCCGTTGAAGGTGCAGGAGCTGCCCGACGAGCTTGGGGTGATCGACCACTACGAGACGCTCGTCTAGGCTGGTCGCGTGAAGCTCAAGATCGTCCTGCGCGGCGTGAAGGAGGCGCGGAAGAAGACCCGCGAGGAGCTGGCGCTCGCGCAGCACGCCACCGCGGCCGCGCTCTACGTCGCCGGCAACGTGGTGATGACGAACGCGAAGCAGCGCGCCCCGCTCGACACCGGCGTCCTGCGCGCGTCGGGCTTCGTCACCCAGCCGATCCCCGGGAAGAACCCGCGGGTGGAGGTCGGCTTCGGCGGTGCGGCCGAGGCGTACGCGATCGTTCAGCACGAGCGTACCGAGTTCCGGCACGAGGTCGGCGAGGCGAAGTTCTTGGAGAAGGCGTTCAACGAGGTCGACGTAACCGGCATCGTTCGCTCGGAGACGGCGCGGCGCATCCGCTCCGGGGACGACGAGCTGGACGCCGGCGAGCACCGAGAGGAGCCCGAATGACGCCGGACGTCGACGTGGCCACCTACCTCGCGGCGCAGGGCTTCGGGACCATCGGGACGGACCTGTTCCACTGCGCGCCGAAGCCGCCCGGCGGCGGCATCCCCGACGCGTGCATCTTCGTGCTCGACAGCGGCGGCCCCGCGCCCGACCCGTACTTCCGGGTCGGCGGGGCGTCGGCGAGCTTCTACCGGGTCGGCGTGCAGGTCCGCGTGCGCGCCGCGGTCGGACAGTCGGCCGCCGGGAAGGAGCGCGCGCGCGACGTGCTGACCGCTCTCCACCTCGCTGCGATCGCCGGCTACACCGCGGTGCACGCCCAGACGTCGGCGCCCCTGTACTTGGGCCGCGACGACACCGAGCACGACGAGTGGTCGGTCAACTGCTCCGTCTGGTTCAAGGAGTAGCGCGCCCCTGACGGCCGCTGCTACGGTGCCCGGCACCACGGAGGAAGCACTATGCCTTTGCCGGGCCACCTGATCGTCCTCGAAGCCTCGCTGGACGACGCCGCCTACACCGAGATCGACGGCATCAACAACATCGACTGGGGCCCCATGCGGGACCTGCTGGAGACGACCGACTTCAAGGACACGACCGGCGCGAAGACGCGGCTGGCCGCGCTGAAGGACGGCAGCGTCACCCTGTCCGGCGACTTCGAGGAGGCCGACGCGAACGGGCAGGGCCGCATCCGCGCGAAGTTCGACGACGGCGCGACGCTGTACCTCCGGGCGAAGTTCGCCCCGTCCGCCGGCGCCGGCTCGCAGGGGTTCAAGGTCGCGACCCTCGTGGAGAGCTGGAGCATCAGCACCGCGGTTGACGGCAAGGTCGAGTGGACCTGCACGTTGCAGTTCAACGGGGTCCCCGTCGCGGTCTGAGCCATGCCGACGCCCGGGTACAACAGCACCCTGAAGTCTTCGGGGACTCCGACGGCGATGGTCAACGAGGCCACGTCGGAGCTGACGGCCGACACGATCTTCCAGATCACCAACTCGGCGCGCCGCATCATCGACCCGGACGCGGCCGTGGTCGTCCGCGTGAACGGCGTGATCGTGACGACGGGCTTCACGCTCGACTACCTGCTCGGCAAGGCCACGTTCTCGCCGCCGCTGAACCCGGCCGACGTCGTGACGATCTCGGGGAACTACCTCCCGATGTTCGACCTCCTCGAAGGGAAGGAGTTCAACATCGACCTGAGCCGCGACCTCAACGACTCGACGGTCTTCAAGGCGACGCCGAACCGCACGCGCCAGCCGTGCCTCAAGGATGCGAGCGGGTCCATCAGCGTCCTGTCGAACCTGCTCGACGCGAGCGGCGGCATCCCGGTGCTGTTCGACCTCCTCTCCAACGGCACGCGCTTCGTGCTGGAGATCACCCCGGGCGGCACGACGAAGGTCTTCCGGGCGTGGGTCCGGTTCGAGTCGCAGCAGGTCGCCGCGGCCGTCGCCGACCTCGTGAACGCCACGCTGAACTGGCAGCTGGTGACGAGCGAGAACAGCCTCGCGTCGTTCGTGTTCGACACTCCCTGACGTTGACGCTCACCCCCGTGCGCTGCTGTGGTGGGCCGCACCTCGCAGTACACGGGAGAACGACCATGTCGGGTGGAGAGAGCAAAGAGCAGCAGCTGGAGACGTTGAAGAAGATCAGGGCCTCGGTGCTGGCGCGCGGCAAGCCGGCCTCCGTCCTCGTCGAGCACGAGGGCACCACGATCGAGGTGCGCGTGCCGACGCTCGCCGCCCGGTCGCGCATCCTCCGGGAGGCCTCGAAGGTCACCGGGCAGAACGAGGACGGCGACGACGTCGAGAAGACGGACATCGCCGAGCTGCAGGTCCGCGCGGTGGCCGAGTGCTGCTACCTCCCGGGCACTGACACCCGCGTCTTCAACAACGGCGACCTCGCCGAGCTGCGCGAGCACTACGCCGGCGGCGCGATCGAGCAGCTCTCGAAGGCCGCGATGAAGCTGTTCGCCTCGAAGAAGAAGGACATCAAGGCCTCCGAAAAAAAATCCGACGCGACCACGACCTCGACTTCAAGCACTTCCTCGCCTTGAAGCTGCGTCGCACGGTCGAGGAGCTGGAAGAGTCCTTGACCGTCGACGCGTACGCTCGCTGGGTCGCGTGGTTTAACGTGGACGGGGAACGCCGGAAGAAGGCGCTCGAAGACGCGAAGAAGAAGGCCGAGCAGGACGCGAAGTCGAAGGGCAAACGGAGGCGCTGATGGCGATCGCTGAGCTGAGCTACGACATCACGGCCGACGCCTCCGAGCTGGTCGACGCGGCGAACGAGGCGGACGCCGAGCTGGAGTCGATGGCGGAGAGCACCCGCGACGCGGCCGAGGCGGCGAAGGAGCTGGAGGAGGCCACCGACTCCGCGGAGGAAGCGACCGAGGGGTTCGGGGCCAGCATGAAGGAGACGCGCGCCGCCACCACGCTGGCGCGCACCGCGCTGGGCGGGATCGCCGCCCAGTTCCCGGACATCGAGAAGGAGGCGAAGGCCGCGGCGTCCGCGGTCGGCGGCGCGTCGCAGGCGTTCCGGGCGCTGTCGGTCGCGACCGGGCTGACGCTCGGTCCGGTGCTCGCAGTCGTCGCGGCGATCGCTGCCATCATCGCGATCGGCGTGGCGCTCCACTACGCGTGGAGGACCAACTGGAACGGGATGCAGGACGTCGTTAAGGGGGTCGCGACGTCGATCCGCGGATACCTCGGGCAGGCGTTCGACGCCGCGAAGAAGGCGGTCGTCGGCTTCGTGACGTTCGCGGCCGACGGCATGGTCCTGCTGATCGAGACGGCGGAGAAGCTCGCGAAGGTCCTCGGCGTGGACATCAGCGGGGCGGCGCAGCTCGGGAAGGAGCTGGCCGCGTGGGCGAAGCACCTCACCACCGACGAGGGCTTCAGCGAGCTGATCGACGACGCGAAGGTGACGGCGTCCACGCTGAAGGACGGGGTGGTCACCGCGGCGAAGGGCTTCGGCTCCGAAATGAAGCGCATCATCAAAGAGCTGGGGCTCGACAAGCTGTTCGGCCGCGCGGGCGGCGGCGGCGTGGCGGACGCGGCGCAGTCGATCGCCAAGCTGGGCGACGCTGCGGACGACGCTGCCTCCGAGTGGAAGGCGTGGACGCCCCCGGTCGAGAAGCCTCTCTCCGCGCCGCCGCTCGTGCAGGCCGACGTGAAGCCTGTGAAGGAAGCGATCTCGGCGTTCGCGTCGGCGATCAAGATCGGCGGCGGCATCATCGCATCCAAGCTCGGCGACGTCGGCCAGATCATCAGCAGCGCGGCCACCGGCTTCTCCAGCGGCGGTCCGTGGGGCGCGGTAATCGCGGTGATCGCCGAGGTCGTCACCCGGCTGAAGGGCTTCCAGCTGGTGGTCGACTCGGTGAACAAGTTCCTCGAGCGCGGGCTGGAGCGAATCAACAAAGCCTTCGGCTCGACGTTCGACACGATCGTGAAGCTCGCCGAGAGCGTGGGCTACCTGATCGAGGTCATTGCCGACGCGACCGGCGGGTTCCGAGTCATCGGCGCGATCCTGTCCATCGTGGGCCAGACGCTCAGCTTCCTCTCGATCGGCATCCTCTACGTCGTCGAGGCGATCATGGTCGCCATCATCCGATTCGGTCACATGATGGGGCAGAACATGGACGCGATGGCGAAGGAGCAGCAGAAGATCTCCCTCGAACTCGTGATGCAGCAGGCCAAGCACAAGGAGTGGAACCTCTTCGGGAAGGACGACCCGCAGGAGGTCGCGAAGGCCGGGAAGAAGGCCAGCGACGGGATCGTCCGCGAGTCCGACCGCAACACCGCCGCGATCGACGCGAACACCGAGGCGCACAACGACCTGACGAAGGCGGCGAAGGACGCGGCCGAATCGCTGACGAACATCCCCAGCGGGTACAAGGTGGCGACTGCGCGCTTCAACGCGCTCGACGCGGACATCCCGCACATGGCCTCGGGCGGCATCGTCACCGCTCCGACGCTGGCGCTGATCGGCGAGGCCGGCCCCGAGGCCGTCGTCCCGCTGGGCGGCGGCATGGGTGGCAACGTGTACATCGAGAACCTCACGGTGGTGTCGAACGACCCCGACCGCGTGCGCGACCAGCTGAAGCGCGACGCGTTCATCAAGACCGGGGCGAGCGTCGCGACCGCGCCGCAGTGGGTCGGAGGCTGAACCGTGGTCGACTTCCTCAAGCTGAACGGCATCCCGATCCCGGTCGCCGACCGCAAGGCCACGTTCTCGACCGAGGAGTTCGGGTCCCGGCAGCGCGCGATGGACAGCTCGCTCCGGTCCACGCGCACCGGGGTGAAGCGCATCTGGCGGTTCGAGACGCCCGTGCTCGACCCCGAGACGGCGCTCATGGTGGTCGGGCTGCTCGCCGGCACCGGGCACCGGTTCTCGTTCGACGTCGACGCGTTCGACTTCAAGGGCTACGGCCCGCTCGACCCGACGCTCACGCAGGCGTACACGATGCGGCCCGGCGCGATCCCGTCGCGCGCGCAGCCGGCGGAGTACGGGATGAAGTACGGCGGCGCGGTCGCGGTCGAGGACGGGACGATCAACCTGTTCCCGCAGAACGTCCGCACGGGCACCGACACCCTGTCGAACACGACCGGCTTCACGGCCATCGACGGAGCCACCCTGCTCTCGACGGACGTCCCCGCGCTCGGCGTCGGCCGGGTCGCGCTGCAGGGCGTGCGCGTCCTCGACGTCGGCGTGGCCGCCGGCGTGGGCGGCGTGCGCGGCGGCGTCAAGACCAACGCGGTCGCCGGCGTCGCCTCCACCACGTACACCGCCAGCGTCTACGTGCAGGCGAGCGCTGCCGTCCGGTGCCAGCTGAAGGACGTGACCACCGGCAACAACGGAACGATCGAGTCCGTCTCTCCGCAGTCTCTCGGCGCCGACATCGGCGAGACGAAGTGGGTCCGCATCAGCTCGACGGTGACGACGGGCGGCGGCGGCGGCGCGAAGAACCTCGAGTTTGAGGTGCTCGAAGACGTGGCCGACACCGCGCCGCAGATCTACTGCGACGAGTTCCAGCTGGAGGCGAAGCCCGGGCCGACGTCGTGGTACGACGGCACGCGCGCTGCCGGCCTCCTCAAGATGGACGTGCAGTCGTTCGTCGACACGGGCCGCGTGATCGCCGAGGACATCCGGGTCGGCGTGGACCTCACCGCGATGATGTGGGTCAACCGCGGCGCCGATCGGTTCCTCACCAACCGGGCCTTTTTCTGGATGGCCGAGCGCGACGGCCTGTCGAGCGACCTGTTCTACGGGAACTGCCTCGGCGTCGAGCACACGAACCTCGGCGGAAACAACTTCAACATCGAGGTCTACGCCGGCGGCAGCCCCACGGGCGCGCCCGCCGCGTCACCGCTGGCGGTCGCCGTCTCGTGGGCGATGAACACGTGGGCTCACCTCGCGGTGGTCATCCGCCGTGACGCGAAGTTCGGAACCGACGCGAACCAGCTGAAGCTGTACTGGGACGGGGACCTCGTCGCCGAGTCGCTGTGGACCGGCGCCGGCGAGCTGCTGCCTGACCTGTCGCAGCTGCGCGCGCTGTTCGTCGGCACCCGCGGGCAGTACGCGGCCGGGCCCCGGCGGAACAACGGCGGCCTGATCGACGACCTCGTGATCGTCCCGTACGCGATGACGGCCGCCGGCATCGCGGAGATCGCCGGGTACGACCGCGGCTTCTCTGACCTGCCGCGGCTGGAGGCGAACGGCCTCGCCGTCGTGGCGCCTCCGCAGGTGGTCGTGGTGCAGGGCGAGCTTCCGTCCGGCGAGTTCGTGCAGGTCCAGCTCGAAGGGACGTGGACGCCGAACATGCGCTCCGTGGTGATGGAGCTGATCGAGGTCTGACGTGCGCGCCCTGTCGAGCATCGAGGAGGCCCTGTTCGGCCGCGGCGGCTACAACGCTCACGCGCGCGTGAAGATCGCCGACGAGGACGGGGTGATGCGCGACTACGGCGCGTTGCCCGAGGGCCCGAACTCTCAGAACTGGGTGGCGTCCGTCGAGTGGGTCGAGAGCAACGACATGCCCACGGCGACCGCGACGATCCGCCTGTTTCGGGCGTCGTTCCTGAACTCGATCGCGCCGCTGCAGGACAGCCGCCTCAACCGCAACGCGGCCGGCGCGTACGCGCGCATCCTCGACATCGGGCGCCGGGTGACGATCGAGGTCGCGGTGTCGGGCTCCGACGCGGGCCCGTCCGGCTGGGTGCTCGTCTTCGAGGGGAAGGTGTTCGAGGTCAACTGGGGCGAGGCCGACAACAACGAGGTGACCGTCTCGTGCCGCGATCAGGGCGGCGAGATCATCGACACCTTCATCGAGCAGGACAAGGTCGTCTACGCCGTGCCCGCCGGCAGCCCGGTGCAGGACATCATGCAGGACATCCTCGACGCGAACCTCGGCGCGTTCGTGGTCACCCTCTCGACGCCCGTGGCGCCGGGGTGGAACATCCGGCCCTACCAGCAGGACCGCATGGCCACCGGCGAGGCGATCCGCCGGCTGGCGGCGATGATCGGCTGGGACGTGCGCTACCGCTGGGACTCCGGGAGCGGCACCTTCAAGTACACGTTCTACGAGCCGCCGCGCACCGCGGCCGTCACCCCCGACCGGACGTTCACGCGCGACTCGTACTTCAACGTCTCGCGGCAGCGGTACTCGCTCGAAGACATCCGCAACGTGATTCAGGTCCCGTACACGGACGCGAACGGCGAGCGGCAGGTGGTGGTCGTCACCGACCCGACGTCGATCGCGAAGTACGGTCGGCGCTTCATGGAAGTCTCGGAGGCGTCGACGTCGGGGATCAACACGAACGCCGAGGCGACGCGGATGGCCGACGCGATGCTCGCCGACCTGAGCGAGCCCCGGTCGTTCGTGACGCTGGTGACCCCGGTCTTCTACGCGGCGGAGCTGGGCGACACGATCGAGATCGAGAAGGACGGCGTCACGTTCGATCAGGCGATCAAGATCGTGACCTACTCGGTGCGTCACCGGGTCATCGGGAAGGAGCACCGGACGGAGTGGACTGGCCGGCAGGTCGGCGGCGGCTACCGTGACCGGTGGATGGAGTCCGAGGTGCGCCCGGGCATCGCGCCGCGGCAGGACCTCGCGCTCGACTCGAACAGCGTCCGCGCGTTCCTTGACGGAGGCACGACGCAGTCCATCCCGTCGGCGGCCGCCACGACGATCGTCTACGACGTCGAGGGCTACGACTTCGGCGGCTGCTACGACCCCGGGACCGGCGAGTACACCGCGCCTCAGAACGGCCTCTACGAGATCAAGGCCGGCGCAGAGTTCGCGCCCAGCGGGGCGATCACCGGCCAGATCGACGTGTTCCGCAACGGCACGCGGGTCGCCTTCGGCGACACCCGCCTCGCGACCGGGTCGCCCGAGTTCTACCGGGTGAGCACGGTCCAGCAGCTCGAAGCGACGGACGTGATCACCGTCCGCTTCACGCAGAACGGGGCCGGCGCCGAGGACATCAACGGCGGCCGAGACACCTACCTGATCGTCCGACGCCAGAAGGGCGGGGCGTAGACGGCGCGAGAAATGTGCGGCTACTGTGGGCGCCGTGACTCTCGACGCGCTCGCCGCAGAGGTGGCCGAAGTTCAAGCCGAGGTGAGGAACCTCGAAGCCCGGTTCGAAGCGCGCCTTGACGCGCAGGCCGACGCGAACCAGATGCGCGCCGGCGGTCTGGAGGAGCTGGTGATCGCCGCAGAGGCGGCCTCCGTGCGCACCCGGCAGGACACGTCGGCCGCCCGCACCGAGGTGAACAACCTACGCCACTACGTGCAGGAGCGCTTCGACAACGTCGACCGCCTGCTCAGCGAGCTGATCGCCGAGCTGCGAGCGAAGGCGGCCACGTGAGCCGGCTCGTCACCTGCTCCGAGTGCCGCGGGTCCTACGACACGGCGTCGCCGGCGTCGGTCGAATCGCACTTCGCCGAACCCGGCCACACCGAGCGCGTGCGCCTCTACCGCGAGCGCACCCCGCCGCTGGCGACGCCCGTCCCCGACGCGGCCGCGTTCAACTCCGATCCGGACGACGACCCGAAGACCGACCCGCGGGCGATGGTCACCTTCGCCGACCTGAAGACGAAGCAGCGGGTGCAGCGCTGGGTGGTCGCGCTGATCGCCACCCTGCTCGGCGGCGGCGGCGGGCTCGCCGGGTACTTCTCCGGGCTCGCGCTGGTGCGCACCGAGGCCCGCGCGCAGGCAAGGGAAGAGGTCCGCGACCAGATGAAGGACGTCGCGCGCATCGACGCCGGTCACGAGGGACTCAAGGCCCGGGTGAGCACGCTGGAGCAGCAGGTGCCCCAGCTGCGCGAGGAGGTCTACGCCGGCCGGGTCGAGACGTCGGAGATGCGGAAGGACATCCGCGCGCTTGCCGACGAGCTGCGGAGCGGCCGCGAGAGCGCCCGGCTGTCGACCCCGGTCCCCACCCCCAAGCCGCCGGCGCAGAACGACGGAGGAACCCGATGACGATCCTTCTCAAGCTCCCGCTCGACCTGTCGATCGAGGTCGACGTCCCCGTGATCAGCACGCCGGCCACCCGGTCCCCGAGCCTCACCCTCGAGATCGCCGAGGCCCTCGCCGAGCAGGCCCGCTACCAGAAGCGCGACGCCGACGGCGACGGGGACATCGACACCTTCTGCAACTTCCTCGTCCGGGAGGGGCTGAAGATGTTCGGCGTCGACGTGCCGCGGATGCTGGCCAACGACCTGCACGACTACCTGCTCGACATGCGCGGGCAGGCGAAGGGGTTCGTCAAGCTCCCGACCGAGTGGCTCGCCCGGAAGGTCGCGGAGACGGGCTGCCCCGTGGTCGTCGCGTGGAAGAACACCGCGCTCCGGCAGACCCCGCGGGGCCTCGTGGCGTCGCCCGGGCACGTCGGGCTGGTCGTTCCCGCGCGTCCGCAGGACCCGAAGTCCGTCACGTGGATCGCGCAGGCCGGCGCAGACACGTTCGCCCACGGGACGCTGACCCGCGGGTTCGGGACCCGGCACGTCACCTTCGCTGCTTGCCCCTGAAAGGAGCCACATGCACCGTCTCTTCCTCGTCGCCGTGCTGTTTCCCCTCGTCGCGCTCGCGCAGGACGTCGCGGCCGACCCGACCACCCAGCAGATCCTCGACCTGATCAAGTATGCCGGCGGCAGCTTCAAGGCCGGCATGTGGCTCTCGGGGGTCGTCGCCCTGATCGTCGCGCTGGTGTTCGTGATCCGCCTGTTCGGGAAGAAGGCGCACGACGCCATCCCGGACGACAGCTGGCTCGACAAGCCGCTCTGGTTCCTGTTCGACACGAAGCCGGGCGGCGTGCTGCTCAACGCCCTGACGGCCTGCGGGCTGGTGCTGGCGCCGCTGATGCTGGCCGGGCAGGTCCTCACCCCGACTCTGGTTGCCGTGACGCTGGGCGCGAGCATCGGCGCCTCGCAGGTCTGGGGCTGGGTGAAGGACATCTATGAGTGGTGGAAGGCGAAGAAGCCGGACGCCGCGCCCGCCAAGGCCGCCGGCGTCGCCGCCGGCAACGACCCGGGCCCGACGGTGAATGGGTGATGGGGATGGCGATCGTCACGGAGGATCGTTCGAAGTCCGACCGCGGCCCGCGGTACTACATCAAGAGCCCGTCGCCCATGAAGGCGGCGCTCGCCGAGCTGGCGAAGCGCAGCGTCGACGCGAAGCGGCCGAAGCCGGCCCCGGTCGACCCGCGCACCGTTGGCGCCCCGAAGCTGTGATCGCCCGGGTCCTGTTGGTGGTGCTGGCTGCCGACGGTGGGACGCTCTCCGCCCCGGGGCGGACTCCGGACTGGTCGGCGCCGATCTACTCGGAGTGCAACGAACGCTGGCCGGCGGACGCGGGCTACGCGGTCGAGCAGCCCGACGGGCAGTGGCTCTACCCGAAGGCGCGGAACGCCCGCGTCGCCTGTCTCATGGCGACGTGCGACGTCCGGCGACAGGACGACGAGCACGAGGCGCCGCCGCTGTCGTCGACGTCGATCACCTTCTCGATGATCACCTTCGCCGCGGGGCTGATCCTCGGCGGGACGCTGGTCGGCTGGGCCGCGTGGCAGCTGCGGGCGCTGTTCCCGTGATCGCCTCGTCGATGTTCCACGGCGCCCACGGACAGTCTGGCAGGCACAGGGTCCACGACAGGCACGCCTTGCACTGACGGACGCCGCCGATGGTCACGCGCTCGCGGTCCTCCCACTCGATCAGGCATTCGCCGTCGAGCAGGTTGATCCGGATCGGCTTCGTCGTCGCGAGGCGTTCGCGGTACTCGCGGCGGTAGATGCCGCGGCGGATCCGATCAAGTCGCCTCACTCCAGTTGGTCGCCCCAGACGGCCCACCCGCTGCGAGGTCGTCGAGCAAACATCTCCAAGAACGGACCGGGAGAGACACGCTCGATGAGGGAGTAAGCCTCGTCAGGTTTGCGGCTGTGCTGCCTCGGCTTCGGCCAGTCGAACACCGTGCCGCCGGTCTTCCCGAACGCGTTGCCGACCGGGCCTCCTTTTCGACAGACCAGAATGGATTCGCTGTTGCACTGGAACTGTCCGGTTCCGAGGCCCGGCTTCTTCCACGTGATCATCTGCTGAGGCTCGAATCCCCACGCGCGCGCAACGACGTGTCCCCAATCGACGTGCTGGTTGATGACCCATAGCCAGAGGTGCGCCTTGGGCTGAGTCTCCGGTCGGAGCGCGATGATCTGCTCGACGGTCAGGAGCTTGTAGTATCGCTGAGGCCCCGCGCGGTACTTGCCCGCCGCGCGGCCCTTGGTGTTGGCGTGAAGGCGCGGCCACCACGGAGGATCAGCGGATACCGTTCGCGGCAGCTCGATCATCGCATCGTCTCCAGCTCCTCGTGCGTCCGCGCGTAGCGGCCGCACCGGCGGCAGACGACCATCTTGGAGATCACCGGTTCGAACGTGGCCTCGACGGCGTCGTGGCCCTCGGCCTTGCACTGGGCGCGAGCCGCTTCCTCGGATCCGTAGTCGCCGTAGATGGTGATCGTCCCGTCGCGCAGGCCGGCGATCACCGTCTTCGCCTTGCCCTCGTCGGGCGAGAGGTCGACACCGGTAATCTCGACGTTGCCGCCCAGCCGCGCGGTCACTGGACCCTCCGCGGGTTGAACGGCAGCCGCCACACCAGCTGGTTCAGCTTGTGGTGGCCTTCGCCGTGGAGCGAGTCCCACCCGGCGAGGTACGCCTCACGCGCGGTCGGGAAGTCGACCTCGCCACCGGGCCACCGCCAGAGGTCGGGCTTCCCGTCCGGGCCGCCGCGCTTCATGATCGCCGCGAGGAAGTTCGATCGCGGTTCGAGGCCCTCGGCGATCGCGTCCTCCTCCGTGATGTCGAGCAGCCGTTCGACGCGGACTCCCTGCACCAGCGTCCCGCGGTGGCGGCAGAACTTCTCCGGCATGTGGATCGCCGGGAGAGCGCTGTTCTTCCAGATCCACTTCTCGATCGGCGCGGCTGCACCGTCGGCGATGTACTCAGCGACGCGGCCCTGCTCGTGCGGCGGGCTGCGCCGGATGCTCTCGCGGAACCACAGCTCGTCACCCGGCGCGCCGTACCGGCACGGGACGAAGGTGATCTGCCCGGGCCGCGGCGCGATCTCCACCCCGAAGCGACCGTCCACCCGGTTCATGCAGACGACGCGGGCCTCCGGGCCGAACTCGTCGAGCCCGCTGGTGCGCCGGGTCACCGTCTTCCGGCCGGCGTTCAGCGAGAGGATCATCGGTGCGGACATGATCAGCGGCGTGAGCTTCGTCTTCATCTGGCAGCCTCCTCTAGATCCTGCAGTTTGACGTCGAACGTGACCACGATGCGGCGCGTCGGTTCGACGTAGTTGGCGACGCGATCGCCGGCGTCGCGGATGCTGAAGACGTACGTCGGGACCTTCACGTACCGGCCGGCGTCGCGGATGCTGAAGACGTACGTCGGGACCTTCACGTACCGGCCGCCAGCGTTGAGCAGCACCGGGAACTTCTCCCCGACGTAGAGCGGCATGGCCCGCGGCTCGGCGACGCGCGACGCGATGATCTTCACCTCGGCCGACGCCTTGGCGATCGCCTCGGCGTGGACGTTGTCGGAGCCCTTGAACGTGGCCAGCTCGTCGGTGACGAGGTCGAGCCGGCGGAGGAGATCGTTGCGGTCCTTCAAGTCCGGGTCTTCGTCGCGGAACGTCACGCCGGCGTGGTCGACGACACGCGGGCGCTCGTCCGGCGCCCGCTGCACGTACTTGAGCCGGTCGAGATACTCGGCCGACTGGGTGACGAAGTCGACGGCATCGCTCCCTTCGATGATGACCTTGACCCGCGCGCCGCAGTTGCGTCGCACCGCGATCTCCAACGCGTAGGCCGCGGACATGACCTCGTCCATCGGCGTCTTCGTCGTCGGCTTCGCGTTGCTCATCACGGCGCATCCTTTGGCGCCCGCGGCGTCCACGTCCCGAGCGGCTCGTGGCTCACCGCCTCGTTGAGGTCCGGCCGCGACATGCGCGCGACACCGAACACGCCGCCGAGCATCGCGCGCTGGAGCATCTGGCCGAGCCCCGTCCGCGTGAGCCCGCGGGTGTTCGCCGCCACGTACTCCTTCCACGACCCGACGTCCTGCGCCTTCATCACCTCGCGCTGCTGGAGGATCAGTCCTCCGGTGCACTCGCGGACGACGGTGCCCGGCTTCGGCGGCTCGTGCCCGGGCGGCACGGGGTTCTCGATGTCGGTCTTGTGGCACGACATCGAGTCGCCCCGTCGGAGCTTCGACCACAGCCGGGCGAGGTTCAGCTTCGTGTACCAGCCGTGCGGGTGCGGCTTGCCGTGGTTCTTCGTCAGCCACGGGCACTCGTTGCACGGTCGCGGGCAGGCGGTGTGGTCCTTCGGGGTCGGGATCATCAGATCAGCTCCTTCTGTCGTGGGGCGTTGAGGCGCTGCACGGCGGCAGCGCAGTAGTCGGCCGAGATCTCCACCCCGACCGCGCGCAGGCCGAGGTCGCGCGCAACGAGGAGCGTGGTGCCGCTGCCGGCGAACGGGTCGAACACGACGCCGCCCGGCGGCACGGAGTACCGCAGCAGCGGGGACACGACGCCGTCGGGCTTCTGCGTCGGGTGCACGGCGACGCCGTGGCAGTTCTTCACCCGGAGGACCGAGCGCATCAGGCGCGGGCCGCCTTCGATCGACCGGTAGATCGAGTTCTTCTCGGCGATCTCTCCGAGGTGAGGCGGTCGCTCCTTGCGGCGGACCGTCTTCGGGAGCGCGTCGTTCGTCGTCACCGGGAGCTTGTAGACGTCGGCCCATGTGCGGATCGTCGGGTAGAACTGCACGGCGTGCTCGTGCACGCGCTTGAATCGGTCGGCGTGGAAGCCGCTGCCGTTCTGCTTTTCCCAGACGAGGTCCTGCGCCATCCGCCACGCAGCGAACTCGGCGGCCCGGTCGAGGAACATGCGCAGCGAGCCGAAGCACCACAGGCTCCCCGACGGCTTCAGCACGGGGACCAGCGACGCCGGCCACCCGTCGGGCCACCGGTCCCACGCCAGCGACGTCTCGCCGTACGGCGGATCGGTCACGACCGCGTCGAAGCTCTCGCCGGGCGTGGCGATCACGTCGCGCGCGTCGCCGTGGATCAGCGTGATCCCGTCGCGGTCGTAGACCGTGTTCACGCCTTGCCGTCTCCGAGCAGGCGAGCCTTTCCGGCGGCGAGCAGCGCGGCGCCCTTGTCGGCCGGATCGCAGAGCTTCGTCAGCCGTTCGCGCGCGCGTTCGAGCCCGTCGGCGATCGAGTTCACCGAGGCCCACAGCTCCTCGGTGTACGGGAAGAGGTCGGCCTCGTCGTCGTGGCACGTGTCGACGTCCCAGAGAGGGTTGCGTTTCCGCGACTCGCGCGCGGCGTCTTCGATGTCCTCGTCGAACGGGCGCTCCACCCGGCGCGGCCGCGACTGAAACCCAGTGATGGTCGCGACCTCCATTCGCCGGAAGGAGAACTCGATCTCGCGCGTCGTGTTCTTGCGGCTGGGCCAGCTGCTGTCGTTCGGCTCCCGGACGTGGAGGTAGATGAACCGGGACCAGACGACGTCGACATCCATCCGCGCGAGGTGGCCGCGGACCTTCTCCTTCAGCTCGTGGATCGCGGCGGCCTTGATCTCGTCGGTCCCCACCGTGGCGAAGAACGTGTTCTCGTTGCGGTTGAGCCAAAGGTCGATGGTCATCCGCGTCCGGTTGTCGTAGATGGAGTCCACCTTCTGCGGCTTGAGCAGGCGGGCCATTAGAAGGTCACCTCCCCCGACTCCTCGCGGACGACCTTGAACGTCCACCGCGCCTTGCCGCCCTCCATCACCATGCGCAGCTCGGTGAGCCCGTGGGCGCGCATGATGTCGTTCGCCTGCTGCGCGAGCCACTTGCACTCCTCGTCAGGGCTGTCGCTGAAGTCGTCCTCCGCCAGCTCGCCGGGCGCGTAGGTCGGCATCGGCTCGCGCGGGCCGGGCGCCCGTCCGTTCAGCCGCGGTGCCTCCGGGATCTGCGGGAGTTTGTGGATCTCCCGCGCGATGCGGCACGTGTCGTAGATGTAGCGCCAGTCGAGGCCGATGCCGAACGCCTCCTTCAGCTTGCCGAGGAGGATGGTCGGGTCGACGCCCGGCTCCTGTTCGAGGTACTCGTTGATCCACTGCCGCCGCAGCATGCGGCCGCCGGTCGTCCGCTTCCGCGCCTCCGGGTGTGGCGCTGTGGCGACGATCGACGCGACGGGGGGCGGGGCTTCGGGCATGACTTCCTCCACGGGAACTTCGAGGTTGGGGACGACGGCGGGCCCACGGTCGACCTCGACCATGAGCAGGATGGGTGGCGTCGGCAGCGGTGCGGTGCACTGCGAGATGAAGTGAGGCCCCTTGCACCGCGGGCACCCGTCGACCGGGCGCTTGGTGATGTACGGGTTCGGCGGAGGCAGCGGGTCCTTCTTCCGCGCCGCCAGCCACTCGTCGCGGATCCGCGCGATGTGGTCCTCCTGCAGCGGGTTGCCGAAGTCGTTGTTCAGCCGCTTCGCGATCTGGTGGAGCGACTGGTTCGGGTCGGCGTCGAGGTAGCGGTGGATCGCCCGCTGGCGCCGCTGGATGTCGTCCGGTGACATGGCCACGGTCAGCCCTCCGTCGGCTTCGACCCGTCGTCCGGGCGCAGGTGGAGTTTCCCGTCGATCGGGAGGACGTCGAGGCTGACGTTGAGGGAACCGTCGCGGTTCTCGATGGCCGTCCCGGCGCGGACCCACGTGGTCACGCCGCCCGCGCGGCGGACGCTGTACGCGACCAGCCGGCGGTACCGCGGCGCGCTCGGCGTCGACGGGGCGGGGTCACACTTCGCGCACGGCTCGGTGGCCTCCGCGCCGTCGGGCTCGACCCAGACGATCGCGATCGGCGTCGGGGCGAGGTGCGTGGGGATGCGAACGCCGCACTTCGTCGTGGGCGCTCCGTGGCTGGGGAGCTTGTGGACCTTCATTCGGGACCTCCGGGGAGCTGCTGACGACGGGTGAACTCGGCGCGGACTTCCTGTGAGACGGTGCGGCCGAGGATTTCTCCCTCACCGACGCCGAGCAGGAGGAAGGTGACGTCTCCGTTCGGCCGGTAGACGACCACGCCCACCAGCTCGCCGTTGAACAGGACGCGGTGGCCGACGACGACGCCGGCCGCGGAGTACAGCTTCGGGAACGCGATCACGACGCGGCCTCGGCGGTCGGCGAGTCGGGCGGCTGGGCGGCGCGGACCTTCGCGATCAGCCGCTCGAAAACGTTGGGGTCGACGTGCTCGCAGTCGCCGCCCCCCGAGAGCGCTTCCCCGGCCTCGACGTGCGTCAGGCAGGAGAGCAGCGCCCGGGCCTGCGCGCGGGTGAGGCACAGCCAGATGGTCGGGTGCTTGCGCGGCATCACTCGACCTCCGACGACGCCGAGGTGATCTCGAACGCGTAGCCCACGTCGGCCGCCGCCTCCACGATCAGCTCTTGGATCGTCCCGACGTCGAGCAGAACGTCGACCGCGGTGGGCGCTGCGTCCGCATTGGGCCCTTCGACCTCAAGCTTGATCCACACCGTCTGCTTCGCCATGTCGCTCTCCCCGTTGGTCCGTCCGGTTCATCCGGGCGGCCGGGGCACGGCGCCGACTCGTGTCGGCACCGACCCCGCGACGGGCTAGCGCTTCGCGTTGCCCCAGCCCCGCGCGAGCCACTTGCCCGCGAGGCTCTGGAAGTGACGCGACGCCTCGTCGTTCTGCGCCCGGCGGCCCATGACCGCGAACGCCGCCGTCACGTGCGCCGCCGAACCGCGCGGCAGCTGCTCCAGCCGCTTCTCGTCCTTCAGCATCGTGACGAACGCCTCGCGGTCGCCTTCCTTCTTGAACTCGCCGCGCTCCTCCAACAGGTCGGCGAGGACCTCGTACGCCTGCTCGGCCGGGAGGGTCACGAGCGCGGCGGCCGCGTCCGACCCGGGGATCTGCGGGAAGCCCACCAGCGCCGCCTCCCACATGCCCTCGACCGCCTCGCCCGCCGTGAGGACCTCGCGGATCTTCGTCTGCATCCGCTCGCGGGCGATCTCCTGCTGGCGCTCGGCCGACTGCTTCGCGCCGGGCGCCGTGTGGCGCATCGTCGACCGGGTGTCCTCGTCCTCGAGAGTGACCGACACCTCGTCCCGGGTGCCGTCGAGGCGAACGAGGGCGTCAACGAAGGTGATCACCGCGCCCGCCGTGAACGCCAGCGACGCGCAGCCCGTCTCGCTGTTGGACCAGTGCAGCGTGCGGTGCAGGTGCTTCGCGGTGGTGCCGACGACCGCGACGCCGTAGGTCATGTCGACCGACCGGTTGCAGGCGGCCTTGGCGTCGGGGCCCAGCTCGGCGCGCAGGGCCTTCATCAGGTTGAGGTCGTCGCACGCGCTGCGGGCGTGGCGCAGCGACACGGCGGCCCGGACCGCGCGCACGCGCTCGCCGTTCGTGCCCGGGCGGGGCGCGGCGTACGTGCGGAGGACCATCAGGTCATCCGCCTTGCGCGTGGTGCGCGGCATGACGTCGGCGTTGAACGCGGCCGCGCGGCGCTCCGGGCGCAGCCACCGGAGGCACCCGGCGAGGTTGGCGGGCTTCTGCGTGAGCAGCAGGCTGATCAGCTGGCCGAACCCGTGGCTCGTGTACGCGAGGCCGCCCGGCTTGCCGCGCGACAGGGCGCCGTCGGCCGAGCGCATGCGGAGGGTCGTCGAGCTGACCTCGAAGTCGTGGTGCGCCTCGACCGCGATCAGCGACGCCCACTCGGCCGCGACGTCGGCGAACCGCTGGCGCTCCGGGAACAGCCGCTCGATCACCGGGGCGTTCGGCAGCGCGGCGTCGAACGGGAACGCCTTGACCTCGGTGACCGCGCTCGGCGGCGTGGGCGCCGGGGCCTCGTACCCGTCCGGGACGTAGACGCCGTCCTTCACGGTGCCGCCGACCAGCGGCAGCGGGTCCAGCTCGCCGACGGTGGACAGCGCGGGGCCGGCCTCGGCGCGGTCGGTCAGGGTGACGAACTTCGCGGCGGGCTTGTCGCCCATCTCGGCATCGAGGGCGGCGGAGACTTCGGCGGGGGTCATCATGGTTACGGCTCCTCGGGGTTCGTCCCCGGGTTCGTCGGCGGGTTCATCCCGCCGCGTTGCTGCGTTCAACGAGGAGAACCATCCCTCTGCTGCGCGCGGACGACAACTCACAATGATTGGAACGTTCAGCGGCGAATCATTCGGTTTTCCGAATCGGCGAAAGGAGGCCGTCCACGGGGAGCTATCGGCGGTTTTCTTCCATCGCGTCCTTCGCGATCGCGCGCTCGGCCGGGGTAAGGCGCCCGTCGAACGCCGGCCACGTCGGATAGGCGCCGTCGTCCGGATGGGGTTCGACCCACCAGTCCCGCGGCGTGGTGCCGATGCTCTGCCCCGCCCACCGCCCGGCCTCCCACGCGTCGGCCTCGACCGCGAACCGCAGCGCTCCGTACGGCGCATGTTCGCCGACGACGACCGTTCCGCCGTCGTACCCGCGCGCGAGATACCCGACGCCGTCGGGTTGCATGACGCGGACGCGCACGCAGAACATCAGCGGAACCTCGGACAGCGGCACGGGCGCTCGCGGTTGATCGGGTTGCCCTTGTCGTCGAGGCGCAGCTCGGCGATCGGCGTGAAGTCGACACGGCTGCACGGACCGGCGTCACCACGGCCGCCGCCCATTAGCGACACGAGGCCAGAGGCGGTCGGCTCGTGCTCGGCCTTCACGTGGCCGCACTCCACGCACGGCGTCTCGGGCGGCAGCGCCGGGTGCGGCAGCCGGTTGGCGGCGTCGACCTTCACCGCAGCTCGTCCTCGCTCCAGCACCCGAGCCAGCTGCCCCACGGGTGCAGCCGGGAGCGGCGCCGGCGCAGCGGGCGGAACCGCGCGCGCAGCTCCTCCATGTCGCGCTCGTTGTCCCGGGAGATCGTCGGCCAGATGTCCAGCCAGATGGTGTCGAACCGCTGCGCCGGGTCTTTCGGCTTCCACGTGCGGACGTCGCCGCGGAAGACCGAGAGCTTGTCGGCGCCCGGGACGTTCTGCAGGTGCGGGACGACGAGGTCGATCACGTCCTGCTCCAGCTCGACGACGGTCACCGACGTCACGCCGGCGGGCTGGAGGATCGCCGTGACGCACATGCCGAGGCCGAGGCCGCCCACGAGAACGTCGCCGCGCGCGTTCCACAGCAGCTGGTCCATCGTGTCCCACTCCATCTGGGTGTCGGTCATCATCAGCTGGCCGCGCACCCGGAGCATCGCGTACGCGCCGACCTCGACGGCTTGCTCGCGGCCGCGGGTGGCGGCCTGTCGAACGCGCGAGTGGGCGGCCGCGCGCTCGTCGATCGTGAAGTGGGTGACATCGGCGACGCCCTTCTTCCCGGGCGGAACGATCCGCGCCATGCGCGGCTTCTCGTGGGTCCTCACAGCTCCTCCAACGCGATCTCGACGGCGAACGTCATCGCCTGCACCACGTCGGCGTGCTTCGTGTTCGCGGCGTCGTTGAAGGCAGGGATGCCGCCGACCACGCGGCGAACGATCTCCTGCGCCTGCCGGAAGAACGCGGCCGCGTTGGGGTGCTCGTGCAGGTCGTACCCGTCCACCATCGACCCCGGCGCGATCAGACGGTTCGCCGCCGCCACCATCGCGCCCGAGATGCACCAGCAGGTGGCGTTCGGATCGAACGGCTCGACGTCGAGGCCCGCCGCGTCTCGCGCCGATGCGCCCTTCGTCCACCGCGCCGGTTCGTTCAGCAGCGCCCGGACGTCCATCAACAGCCGCGTGGTCGGGTTCACTTCGCCTCCCGGACGAACGACGGCGAGCACTCGCCCGCGTGGCCGACCTGCTGGACGCACCACGAGCGGCGCATGCACACGCTCGACTCGGGCGCGGGCCGAAGCAGCAGGTGGGCGTTGACGATCGCGAACGGGCTGGCGTCGACGTCGACCCGGCGCAGCACCGTCTCGTAGGTGGCGAGGAAACCCGGCCCGATGCGGCGGACGTCGACGACCTCGTAGGCGGCGTCGCGCACGAGGCCCTGCGCGCTGGCGTTCGCCCGGACGACGTCGCCGTTCTTGAACGTGGTGGACATCAGTGAACCTCCGCGGTGGTGGTGACGGGTTCGGCTTTGGCGAGGCGCCGGGCGGCCGCGGCGTGCCGACGCTTGGCGCGTTTCAGGGCCCGCTCGGTGCGGGCGAGCTTGGCGGTCATCCGTTCGACCGCGACGGCCCGGGTGGCGACGAGGCGCCGGAGTCGGCCGAGCGCGGCGGCTGCGTCCGCGCGCTTCCGGTCCTCGCGGTGCAGCGCGATCGACCGTTCCAGATCCATGCACGAGGCCTCGTGGTGTGCCTCGTCGATCTCGACCTGCTCGGGCGTGCGCGCGACGAGCGCGGCCTGCGCCTCGGCGGCCGTGCGGCGGTTGAACGCCACGACCGGGCGGACGGCGTCGAAGCGCGTCCGCCACATGTCGCGGCCCCGGCGGACGGTGAGCGGCTTCATCGCGCCTTCGAGCCACGCGTCCTTCACCAGCATGCACGGGACGCAGTCGACCACCGCGGCCTTCCGCAGCTGGATCGTCTGCTGGCGCGGAACGCACGTCCCGCAGATGGTCCGCCACGATGACCAGTGCTTCTTCTCGGCGGCGAAGGCGAAGTGGCGCTGTGCGTCGGAGTGTTCCCAAGCCATGGTCAGAGAACCTCCCCGTCGGCCATGCGCACCGCCCGGTAGAAGGCGCCGTACGCGGCGGACCACGCCTCGCGGGCCATCGGCCACTCGGGCATGCCGGCCGCCTGCGCGGCGCGGTAGTGGGCGTCGAGACGCGCGGACTCAGCGCGCAGCGACGGGATGGCGCGCTCGGCGGCGCGGCGTTCCTCGGGGGTCGCGATCCGGGAGGCCATGTTCAGACCGCCTTCCGGACGATGTCGCACGACGCCACGAGGCGGATGTTCTGCTTCGTCGCGACGCCGTGGGCGTTGAAGTCCGCGACCGCGTACGTGAACCCGTGCTCCACGTAGTACCCGAGGACCTTGCCCTCGGCGCCGACGCGGCACCGCGCCGACGGACCACCCGGCGCGCCCGCGCGGACCTCCGGGTAGGCGCAGTTGATCTTCACGGTGTCGCCGATGCTCGGGATCGAGCCGTACGGCCACCGCGCGGTGTCGCTCGGGTCGGTGCTCAGCTCGTTGAGGTCGAGGTCGATGGACGCGCCGGCCGCCATGAGCGCCGACCGCTGCGCGAGCTTGCCCTCGCCAACCTGCGCGGTTGCGGACGCGAGCGCCGCCTCGGTCCGGATGACGTCGAGGCAGTCGGCGATCTCCGCGGTGGTGAACTCGGACCGCTCGTCGGTCATCGCCTCGGCCCGTTCGAGCGCTGCGCGCAGCCGGCGCGACATCGTCCGCGCACGGAACATCTCGGACTCAGTGAGCTTCCGCTCGGCGTTCGCGTTCAGGATCCCGACGGCCGCGATCAACGTTGCCTTCTTCATCGTCCACTCCTGCCGGTTCGTCCGGCGGTCCGCCCCGGGTTCATCCCGGGTGCGTCACAACGAGGAAGACCATCCCTCTGCGCGGGCCCGTCGAATAGCCGGATAATTTCGATGGACCGGCGGCGATCCATAGGTTCCTTGGAACCGTGCAGGATCGGCCGTAGCTCTCGGTTTACGCGGCGCTACGGCGTTTTCGGCCCGTCCGCGCGGGTGCCGCGGGACGCGACGAGCGCCCCGTGCTGCTTCACGAACGCCCGGAGGTGGAACAGTTCCTCGGCCACGCGCGCCAGCGTCACCGCCACGCTCGCGCCGACGTTCTCGGGGCCGCCGCCCTCGCGCACGCGGACCGCGTCCGGGCAGGCGTCGAGCGCGGCGAGCACCTGCTTGCGGTCTTCCAGCGCGGTGACGACGCGCGCGGCGAGGTCGCCCCCTTCGTCCGCGCGCGTGATCGCCATCATGCGTCCGTCGTCGTCGATGATCGCCCACCTGCCACGGTCCGGGCCGGTGATCGCCGCCGGCTCAGCCCTCAAGACCGCACCGCCTCGCCGTCCACGATGACGACCGAGGCCGGTCCGTCCGTGCCGACGATCTCGATCCAGCACTGGATGCCGTGCTCCTCGCAGAGGTCGCGCAGCAGACCGAAGCTTTCCTCGTTGAGGAGGATGCCGTCGGGCACCGTGATCACCCTGAGCTTTGGGTCGCGCGCGATGCAGATGGCCACGGTGATCCGGATCTTTTCGGACTGCGCCACCTGCTCGAACGGGACGCCCTTGAACAGGACGCCGTCGACGCCGAACCCGAGCCCCTCGACCGGGAACCGCGCGCCCCGGACCAGCGCCTCCTTGTCGGCGTCGAGCTTGTGGATCGCCGTGGTCTTCTGCCTCGCGTCGGCGTCGAGCCGCGCGACCTCGGCAGCCGTCCGCTCGCGCTCGGCCCAGCGCGCGTTGGCCGTGGCGACCTCGCCCGCGGCCGCCAGCTGCTTCTCGATGGCCGAGAGCTTCGCGGGCGCCACCTCGGCCTGCTCCCCGGCCTCCTCGTAGGCGTTGTCGGCCTGCGCCTCGACCACGAGCGCGTCCT